ACATTGCTACGCGAGTGTCAGTTACTTCTTTAACCGTATTTGCTGCACTTAAAGCAACCGTATTCCCTGCCGTAATTGAGCCGCTTGAGGTCATCTGTACAGAACCACCGCCACCTGCAGCAGCTTCCCATGTAGGTGGGGTTGCAGTTGCGTCAGTACCACCACTCGTGAGCACTGTACCAGCAGCACCAAAAGCAACGCCTGATTCTACGTCACTGTTATTGGTATATAAAGATTTGTTAGCACCAACAGTAGCGGCAGTCCCAAACGTAGGGTCACTTGTAGCTCCTGCGGATGTAAGTACAGTACCCGCTGCTCCTAGAGTTAAACCAGTAACGTTTCCAGTAGAGTTAGAGAAATATACTTGGTTAGCTGTACCATCCAACATCGTTGGATCTATCTGTGAAATCGTCGCACTCTTAGTGGCATTGGCAGCGTCTGTGTCCGAAATAAGAATCTTGTCATCGCCAGCTAGAGCTCCTACGGCTGAAGTAGCGGCGTTTACATCTACTTCTACGTCTGTCGCATCAACATTGATAGCGTTACCAGCAACAACATCGATAGTTATGACCCCAGCAGGAGACTCTACTCCTGATAAACCATCGCCAGCTACAACGTCAGTCACATCTCCTGTAGTACTAGAAACGGTCTGTGTGCCTACATCGCTTTGCCAGTGAAGGGCATTTGTCGTGGTGTTGTACCACATATCACCTGTTTGAAGGGTCGCTGGGTCGCCAGCATCTGTCCTCGCCATGTTAAATCTGTCTTTAGCATCGACAGTTAAGCCTTTAATTGGCACATCACCAGCGTCTAATACGCCGTAATCGGAGCCTAACTGTACGTCTCTGCTAGTAAATGTGAAGCCCGTAAGGGTTGGAATCATCGTGACACGTAGTAATGCCACTGCGTCTTCACCATCAAAGTACGCCTGAACGCGCCCTGATGCGTCTGTAATAAGAGGGTTGGCGATAGTCGTTACGCCTGTAAGCCCTGCATACATTGTCTGTGTAATGTTGGTTGTTGTACCTACCTGTGCAACTTGAATGCTCGCACCAGCTATAGGCACACCAGAGCTATCTAAAACTTGGTAGCGTAATGCTTGGCGAACCATAATATCTCCTTAGTTAAAAAAACAGGTGGGCTACTCCCCAGTATTGTCTGCCCACCTGTTCTTTTATTGTAGCTTACTAGCCCCAGTTAACTGGTAGCAAGAATGCAATCATCTTAGTCGCATTTGCAGCAACGGTTCCCTTAATAGTGGAATCGTCCTGTTCAAATCGTCCAGACTCAAGCACAACGTACTTTACATCACTTGCAGCCATAGTAATGGTCAAGTTGCCCTGACCCTGTAGCTGCGCTGGTGGTCTATCACCAGCCGTAATTGTAATAGTATCCGCTGCGCCACCGTCAAGGAATCCCAGTACAACTGGAGATCCGACGCCTGTCATATCCAATGAAAAACCTAAAGTTCCATCACTGATAGCGTCCCAGCCCGAAGCTGGCAAATCGGCGCTTGCTGTGTTAAGGGTTAGTGGTGTAAGCGTTGCGTTTAAAATCGCCATTTTCTAATCCCCTTTCCTATTGCGAGATACAGTCAGCGTTAGCCAACACGTATGGTCTCGTTATTTTATATCCGTACAAGTGCAAGCCTTTAACAGCATCACTGAAAGCATTCTCTTGTCGATAGCCTTCAACACTGTTTATTTGCTCTGCATATGTAACGCCATCCGAGTGACCAGCGATAACGTAGTTTCGACCTGCACCAGCAGAAGGAAGGTTGTTAGACACAACGATTCTCATACCAGCAGCAGCGCCGATGATTCCGTTTTCAAGGTCTTCACGGTTAGCAGCAGTACCATAGCTCACAAAGCTCGCGTTTTTCTGTAACCATCCGTGATAAAACGGAGGGATTACACACCAACGACCAGCTCTGGGTACATTGTTGTCATCTAGCTTTACAGCTAAGTCAACAAGATTTTCATACGCATCAATGTTTGCCCCGTCACCAATAATCATGGCTCCAAGTGCATTACCTGTGTCGCCTTGTGCTTGCATAGCAGACAATACCGATTCATCGGCTGCATCTCCAAGACCCCAAGCTGCGTCACGCATTGCTACGTCCATCAACGCACCATCATCTTTTACCTGACGAGCATCTACATCATCCACTTGGAATGCAAAGTACTTCGCCTGATCTATGGTAAGTACCTGTTGAGCATCTTCAAGAGTCTCAGGTGTAATAGTTGTGCTGTTTTTTACATAATCGTCGATTGTTATTCGACCGATTGATGTGATACGGACGGTATCTCCTGATTGAGAGATATCGCCTTCATAGTTCCGATTACATAGGTTCACTGCTACGTGAGCATCGTTAAGATTCTCTAATAGCGTTGCGGCCCATAAACTCGGAATAAATCTGTCTACAGACATGATTTCTCCTAGCTAATAGTTAGCCACCACGGAGAGCTTTATTTCTTATTTCTTTTGGAATTTTCATAATCTCTTGTGGTGACATATTTTTCATTTTATCTATAGTCAACACTGAGGTACTTGTTGTGGCACGTTCGGGAGAACCTGCGGCTGCTTCTTTACGTTGCGCTAAACGGGAATCAGAATTTTCAGACATACTATCTATGTACTCCTTTGCATTAGTTATAGCTTCTTCTAATGTACGCCCTTGTTGATCCCATATAGGCATCTTGGCAACATCATCAGCAGCTATTCCTTTTGCTTCTGCATATCCATACACACGACTTGAAGCATCCGACGCTCTGCGTTCGGCATCATTAAGTTGATCGTCAGTGACTTGACCAGCCACAGTGTCAGGAGATGCACTATTCAGTTCTTCTCTCAATTCATCTTTTGCGGAGCTTAACGCTCGGGAATATGTATCTTCCTGCCGTTGTTCGGCTAGAGCATTTTTCCCTTCATCTGACATTACATCGGATAATCCAACATCCATCAAACTGCGTATCCCTGCAATAGATTCTTGAGTATTTACAAGATCTGATTTAGTGGCAAACTCATCAAGCCTGTTTGTGAGGCGGTCTAGAGAACTAGTTGCACGATTAGTGACATGTTTACTGTCACTAAAGTCCTTCTTTAGTTGGTCTAGCTGCGACTGTAACGAGCTTATAAGTGTGGATGGATCTGTATCGGCTTGTACTTCAACGTCATTACTAAGAGCCTCTTGCGCATTGGTATCTTCAGTAATATCTGCTTCTGTAGTCCACTCGGTCTGAGCATCTACTTCTTGCGTCATTGTTCCTCCTTAGAACATCTGTTTGCATAAGTTTATAAGTGGTTAGCTATACCCGTCAACTAGTCTAGAATAGTGCGTAATCTTTGTAATGCTTGCCTACCTTCTTTAGTTGTAGGGTTGTAAGCCTTATTTAGTACTAAGGCGACATCTAATTTTGGGTCTTTACGCCGTAATACTTTACGCATACGGGAAGTTATTTTGTCTATCTTGCTTCTTAAACGTTCTAATCTTTTTCGTTCGCCTACATTACTACCTGATTGGTTGATAGCAACAATTAAATCATCATAGGTATCTATACCTTCAGGCATAGCCCCTTTTAATCTATCAAAAGCTATAGTCCGTTGGTCCCAATAGCCTGATTCTCTATTAATATAATGATCCTGAGCGAAATAATCTTGTGCAGATTCAGGCCAATTAGCAATACTCAAATCTTCAAACTCCCTATATCGTGCTAATACCTCAGCAGGTAATGTTTCTTCAAATGCTTGTGTTATTTCTTCAATCACAGGCCAGTTTGGTTTACCCGCTATCATATTTTCTTCGATGATTTCAAATTTACGGTTACGCGCTTGTAACACAGGGTCATCAGACTTAGCGTAATCAATACCTAATGTTTTATCTAGTGTTCTATTGCTTACACCAAGATCATGCTTAAGTTGTCTAAAGCGATCATCTAATTCATCATGGGCAATAGTCCCCATTTTGAAACCAATCATTATTTCTTCAGCATTCTTTGTAGCCAATGCTTCGTTTGCTTGTTTTTGAACTCTAATTATTGAGTCGGTGTCTCCTGTATCAGCTTTACGTTGTAATGATTTATCAATAGCTGCAAATATCTGGGGATGTAATTTTTCAAGTTTTGCCTTTTCCTCTTTAGTTAACTCCCGCCATTCTCTACCAAATTCTTCTTCCGAAAATACGTTACGTTCTTCAGATGGAGTTAGTGGCGTAGATTTCACCCCAAGACCACTTAACAACGTAGAAAAACTGGCTGGATTAGAGTACGTTGATGGGTCTAATGCAGCAAAATCTGGGCTTTCACTAAATTCTCGCATAGCATCTTGGAAAGTAAATGGAAGGTTTTGTTGCATCAAATTAAATATAGACATGCTAATTACGCGGGGGTCGTCACTATTAAATTTAACCTGCCCGCCTGTAAACGTTTCTCCTTCTACCATGTCCCATACGCGAGCCACTGAAGGGCTTGCTTTAGTTCTAAATAATCGCTTCATTCCTTCTACTGGCCCTTGTGTAACTCCAGTTGTAAGCAATGCAGCTAGTGAATCCCATTGCCCAAACAATGAAATGTCTTTCCCACCTATACGCACACGCATAAAGTTAGGATTCCATTGAGGATTCCCTTCCATATCAAACCGTACAGGAGAGAACTGAGTTTCAACACCTTGCGATTCATTTATAAGAACTGTTACAGCTCCCATTAATCCCATTGTGCGTATAAGCATATCTCTAGCCATGTCACCGTCTGCGCCTTTACCTAAAGACGCTTTGCCTAATACGTTTAATTGCGATGTAAAAAATCGTGGAGCAAACATAACGGCAGAAAGTAAATCATTAGGTTTCCCACCCTTAAATCCTGTTGCATTATTAATCTGTTCAACAATCGCCTCACGATCACCAAATCCTAGCTTTCCTTTTAATGCTTGCTTTCCAGTTACGCCCTTAATGCCTTGAATACCCATAGCATTTTTGTACATCATCAATCGCATAACATTTCCGTTGCGGCTGAAATGATGGTTAGACCACTTCGCAGCTTTACCAAGAACAGGAACTTCAGTAACGCCCTTAGTGAAAATGAAGTCTCCAGCATCGTCTAAGTCTGCCCAATATCCACCTGCTTTAATAAAGTCATCAATTTCTGATGCATTCTGCGTAACAAATTTATCCCAAGTTTTAGGACTTATTGACCCACGCAGCGCATACCCTACATATTGAGCAAAGCGTATTGGATGCACTCCTGCGGCTAGCAATCCCTGAATACCAATAGATGACAAGTCGAGCGTCGCCATAAGAGGACGAGCCAAATTATTAAACTTGTTCATGTATTTAGTTATGCCGACATCTTCAGCTTGCTGGAGAAACGTACTCATCTCAGATGCAAACTCGTCGTCATATAAACGACCAGCAAAAGACATATTATTAATCTTGCCAAGACGATCACTAAAAGGTTTTGGTACTTCTTGAGTAACTATTTCTCCCGCTTTGTCCCGTACAAAATTTCCCTTGTCATCGCGTACTTGCACTGTATCTTCTAAACGCTCTGCCCCTAATGCCCCTGCGGATTCCTTTGCATTGCGATACTGACTTCGAGCTTGTTTCATGTTTTGTCGTAATTGTGGAAGCCGAGCTTGAGCCTCCCCAATGCTTTTAACTCGCCTACCAGCAGGAGTTATTTCTTTAGCTAATCTATCTGTAATATCTAGTCTGTTTTCAATAGCTTTCATCTCGGCAGTATCTATATCTACATCACGTACAAACAATGCATCTTCTGGATCTCTACCAGTTATTTCAGCTATTTCCTTACGATCTCTTTTAGATAAATTCTTTACATTATTATCTAGCTGTGCTATTCGCTGTCGCAATGTTAAAGAAGCCCTATCAATGAATTTCATTTTATTAGATGTATTGTTTCTAAGATTAGTTTCGGTAACTGCATCTAATTGATTTCGTATTTTACGAAGTTCTACTACTCGCTTAGGAAGTTTTTTCCCAGTTACATTCT